CACACTGTCTGAATCCAAAGGGCCATGGCGATGAACATTTCTCCGACAGGAGCCTCGCAGATATCTTATATTCCCTCTATCGTGCTGGTTCATTACAGTCTATGGTGGAGCGATTGTACCATTTGGCCTACCTAGAAGGTGATGTGGAGTTTGCTACCCGTGGGCTGTATTGGACTAAAGTTAGATGGAAAGAGAGCAAAATAATACAACCATTAGAGAAAGAGAACTACCTGTCGATACATATAAAATTTAGAAAGTCAGGAAAATTTAAGGAAACATGGCAGAACGGAGAACATGCCTATCTTGATCTGAAAACAGGTGAAGTTAATACTTTTTAGGAGGACACCCTATGACTTCCATCGGGGTAGCGGGATAAAGGAGAAAGCATGAAAACAAAATCTAAAAAAGAGATGCTGCGAGTGGATGAGGTTGCTGAGTTCCTGGATGTGAGTCGATCTACTGTTTATCTCTGGATTGACCATGGCCTTCTTTCCGCTGAGAAGTACCGAGGAGTTATCCGTGTTCCAAGGGAATCTCTCAAGAATTTCCGTCTCGTTCATAAAATCCAGTCCGAATAGGCAAAATACTGTCCAGATTTTCCATATAGTCCAGTTCCTTCCATAAAAAATTATTATTATTCTTTACACTTGCCATTGAATCCTAACCAAAGGCGGCGAGTGCGTGGGTGTTTTTGGGCGAATCAAAAATATTTTCAATTTGAATGTAACCGATGAAAAGGCGTGGAACCCTGCGCTTTGGAACCTTGCCAGAAATCAGACTGAATCCGGCGAGAACGTCACCGAATATTCCGCACTCAACTATTCAGCAGTCTATAACGCTGTTTATCTCATCTCAGATACCGTATCGACTCTCCCTCTGGGCCTTCGCAGAAAAGAAGATCGTAAAACCCTGACGGTTGATTCCAATCCTCTGCACGGTGTCCTCCATGACCAGGCCAACCCGTACATGACCGCCATGACCATGCGTGAGGTGAGCATGGCGCATGCCCTCATGTGGGGTAACTCATACGCTGAGATAGTACGAAATCCCATGGGTGAGGTTGTAGAACTATGGCCGATAACTCCCAACCGGGTACAAATCAAGCGTTTCAACCAGGATTTGTTCTACGTCATCAGGATGACCAGCGGTGAAGACGTTACCCTGTCCCGCGAGCAAGTTCTCCATGTCCCAGGTCTTGGCTTCGACGGATACATGGGATACTCGGTCATCAGTCTTGCAGCCAACGCTATCGGTCTGGGGTTGGCCATGGAGACGTTTGGTAGCCGATACTTCGGAAATGGTACTCATCCGGGTGTAATTGTATCCCATCCAGGCAAGCTTTCCCCAGAAGCTGCTCAAAACCTCCAGAAATCTCTCGTTTCATCCTACAGCGGGCTGGGTAAGTCTCACCGACTGATGTTGCTTGAAGAAGGCATGGCGCTGGAGAAGTTGGGCGTGCCTCCGAACGACAGCCAGTTCCTTGAGTCACGTCAGTTCCAGGTCCCTGAAATTGCCCGTTGGTTCAATTTGCCACCGCATAAGCTGAAAGATCTCACTAAAAGCTCTTTCAGCAACATAGAAGCCGAGCAAATCTCCTTCTTAACCGACAGCATCTTGCCGTGGCTTGTTCGGCTGGAACAGAACTACAAAATGCAGCTGTTAACTGCTGTGGAGAAAAAGCAGGGCTTGTATTTCAAGCATACCGTTGAGGGCCTCCTGCGGGCGTCCACTAAGGAGCGTGCGCTGTTTTACCGGACAATGTGGATGATGGGAGCTATTTCCCAGAACGAGATCCGGGAAAAGGAAGATATGGACCCGATCGAAGGCGGGGATGAATATTTTGTACCGTTGAACATGGTTCCTCTTAGCCGGGCTTTGCAGGAACCGGAACCGGAAGCGGAAGCGGAGGACACATCTGACCCCGATGAAGGGATAGAGAGTAACAAATTGCGGGCGATCCCAAGCCAGATTCCGTAAAGGGAGAAATTAAAATGAGAATTAAAAATAGAAGCATTTTTAAACCCCGGGCCCATGGCTCGTACAAGATTAACGCTGCCAAGAAAGATGAGACGGTTGTCTATCTTTACGATGAAATTGGTTGGTTCGGGATACAGGCGGAGCAGTTTGTCAAGGATTTTAACGCTATCGAGAGTAAAACGATTCACCTGCGCGTGAACTCACCGGGCGGCTCCGTCTTCGATGGGACGGCCATCTTCAATGTCATCAAGCAGCACCAGTCCAAGGTGATTGCATATATCGACGGGTTGGCCGCCTCCATCGCGTCGGTCATTGTCATGGCCGCAGATGAGGTGAGAATGGCTCAGAATGCGTTCCTGATGATCCATGAGCCGTGGTCCATCGTTATCGGGGATGCCGAGATGATGAGGGACGAGGCGGAGTTACTTGACAAGGTCTCCGGGACGCTGGTCAAGACGTACACGGACAAGAGCGGCCTGTCGGATGAAGAGGTCCATGCCTTCATGGCGAAGGAGACATGGTTCACAGCTCAGGAAGCACTCGATGCCGGGTTTGTTGACGTTATCGAGGAGCAGGATAGCGAAGAGGATGCCAAGGCGAAGGTCACGCTGTTTGACCTGTCCGCCTACGCGAACGTGCCTGATGGTCTGATGGCCGACAGGCAGCCGCCCACGGAAAGGGAATTGGAGAGAATCTTGCGGGATGCTGGATGCTCTGTCAAGCAGTCGAAGGAAATACTTGCGAAAGGGCTACCCGAGGATCTACGGGATGTAGATTCAGAGGAAACACTTTCAGCCGAGGAGCAGAGTCAACGGGATGTTGATGATGCCGCTCAACGGGATGTTGAGCCACCGAAGGCACCGAGTGATCCAACAGCTGACCTTCTCATGAGAGCGGAACTAGAGGCTCCATCAACCTAAACCACATGGAAATATTAGGAGGATAGAATAATGAAGACCATTTCGCAATATCTGGAAGAGATCAAGGCCCTCATGAAGAAAGCTGCGGACCTTGACCTCAAAGCCACCACGGAGAGCCGTGATCCTACCGAGGCCGAGTTGAGTCTCAAGAAGGAGCTGCTTGACAAGGTGGAGGACACCAACAAGATCGTCGAGTCCCTTCAGCGACAGGAGAAGCTGACTGCGCACCTGTCTGAGCCTCCCCCGGCCAAAACCGTGGATAACTCGGATACAGTCATCACCGTCGGCGACAATCGGGCCACGAAGGACAGGTTCAGCTCCTTCGGGCAGCAGATGGCCGCTGTCATGCGTGCCGGTGCCCCGGGCGGTCCGACGGATCCTCGATTGTTCAACGCGGCTACCGGCCTGAACGAAACTGTACCTTCCGACGGTGGGTTCCTCGTACAGCAGGACTTTTCTGCTAACCTGATAGCGCAGGTGTACGAGACAGGCATACTTGCCTCCAGGGCTAGCCGTATCCCGATCAGCGGCAACTCGAACAGCATCAAGCTCAACGGTGTTGATGAGACCTCTCGTGCCGCTGGCTCTCGTGGCGGCGGAATCCGTGGGTATTGGGCTGACGAGGCCGATGAGAAAACCAAGAGTAAGCCCAAGTTTCGGAAGATCGAGCTGACCCTCAAGAAGCTGATCGGCCTGTGCTGGGCCACCGACGAACTGCTTGAGGATGCCGTGGCTCTCGAAGCCTATATCAGCAAAGGTTTTGTTGATGAGTTCGGTTTCCAGATCGACGATGCCATGGTAAACGGTAACGGCGCGGGCATGCCCCTTGGAGTTATGAACGCCGGGTGTCTGGTTACTCAGGATAAAGAGGTAGGACAGGCAGCTACGACCGTTATGGCAGAGAACGTCATCAATATGTTCGCCAGGCTCTTTGCTTCAAGCCGTTCGACGGCGGCATGGTTCATCAACCAGAACGTCGAGCCGCAGCTGCACACCATGTCCATCGCTGTCGGTACTGGCGGGCAGTTGATCTACATGCCCCCGGGTGGATTGTCCCAGTCAGCTTTCGGGACCCTGCTCGGCAGGCCGGTTATCCCCATTGAACAGTGCCAGACTCTCGGCACTACTGGCGATATCATCTTGGGCGATTACAACAACGGATACCTTCTGGCTGAAAAGGGCGGGATCAAGAGCGATATGAGCATCCATGTCAGGTTCATCTACGACGAGAGCGTGTTCCGCTTTGTCCTTCGGATCGACGGCCAGCCCTTGAGGGCTTCCGCCATGACCCCGTACAAAGGTGGGGCAGCTCACACGCAGTCGCACTTCGTGGCCCTGCAAACCCGTAGCTAAACAGGTCCTTAACCAGGACTTTTAAGGAGGTTAAAAATGTCTACAGAAGATTTTAAACCTGTCGTTGTTGCAAGTGATATTGACCTTACCGTGGCCACTCCTGACAACAAGTGCGCCTCCATAAACATGGCAACTTATCATAAGGCCACGTTTATCGTGAACTTTCAGGAGCTCGGAGGGGCCGCGATCTACGTCAAAGTATTTAGCGGGGCTGCGGACGCTGCCATATCATCGGCCCTTACCTTCCGGTATGCCCTTGGGCAGGCCGCATTTGGCTCCACAGATAGCGATGTCCTGGATGATTGGGCCACGTCGGCCAACCTTTCGATCGCTCATGCGACCTACGACAACTTTATGCTGGTGATCGAGGTTGATGCCAAGTCCATGGACCTTGCCAACGG